TGCATCAGATCTCGGTGCTCGTATCTTCGATGTATCACCTGAGGGTTGTAACCTTAAGATTGTTGTAGAGAAGCAAGGCGATTATCCTACTTATGTTTCATCTAAATTTAGTTTCCCGTCCGAGATACCTGGTATGGATGATACTAAAGCTGAAGCCGCGATGAGTAATCTATATAAGCTAGACGAAGTGTTTACTATTAAGAGTTATGACGAACTGGTTCAGATGGTAGAAGAGCATATTACTAGCTCCGGTGATCCTGTAGAGGCTTCTCAGCCGAGTGTATTACCAGCTGCTACCCCGGCTGTGCCTGCTATTGAAAGTGTACCTACACCTGTAACTCAGGCTAGTGACCCAGTTCAACCGGCTGCTGATAGCGACGCTGAAATTAAAGACTTACTCGCAGGTCTAGACCTTTAAGATATGAATCCAGAACTACCTTTACCTGAGATGAGCTCTCAGGCACCAGAACAGATACCAATGCCAGCGCCCGCAGCACCTGACGAAAGAGGAGAACCTCCTGCGTCATTCACTAGGGAGCTAAGCCCTGCTGAAAAAAGTAATGCATTGATTCAATTTATGGGAGCACAGTACGGTGCACTCAATCAATTAGATGGTCAAATTGAAGGTCATGGTGCTCTTGGTAAAGGTAGTTCTGAGAAGGTAAAGCATCAGGTAGCGCAGGTACTAGAACAGACGAAGGTACCTGCGCCACCAGCTCAAGCGCAGACACCTGTCGTGCCTCAACAAGTACCTACAGAAGCTCAACAAGATATTAGTAGAGCACTAGTACCTAACGCAGATAAAACCGGTCTTGAAGAAGTATGCATACAAGCACGTGTGGTAGATCCGGATCAGTTAGAGTTTAACTTTAACGTTGATGAAAAACAAGAGTTATTATCAATGGTACGAACTCTCATCGAAAATAGTAGATCGCAACAAAAAAAGATAGATATACTAACTGATAAAGTTAATGACCTCATTAAGTCATCAAAAAAAAAATCTACCAAGTCAGCAAGAAAGACCGTTGCTAAATCATCCAAAGTATAATATAATTAAAATTATAAATGGCTTATTTAAGAATAAAAAATAAAAAAGACTTCGTTAATAACTTTATCGGACCTATCTCTAATCTACATAATATGTGCGTGTTTCATCTCTCAAAGGATGAAATTAGCTGTATTGTAGCATCTGAAGACTCTACTATTGTATGTAGAACGTTAATCGATATCGAGAGTGATATTGAAGAGCCGATAACGCTCAATATACCTGACATTAAGAAGCTACATAGAGTATTAGATATTATACCTAAAGAAGATATTAAGCTTAAAATTAATGAGAATAATATATCTTATAACGAGAGCGGGTTTAAGTTTAAATATCACCTGCTCGATGACGGTATTATTAGGCAGCCGAATATTAATATTAATAAGATTAATGATCTAGAGTTTAGTAGTACCTTCTCTGTAAAAGAAAGTAACCTGGCTACCGTGTTTAAGGGTAGTTCGTTTACTACTGAAACATCTAAACTATATATATACTCTGAGGATGGTAATATTGTAGGTGAGCTAGGTGATAGAAGCCGACATAATACAGATAACTTTATTTGTGTTATGAGCGAGACTTGCGAAGGCCCTGGTGTGACAGTACCTTTAGCTGTTAACTTTGAGAGTTTCCGATTAATAAACTTCAACAATAGTAGAGAGGTTCGGTTTAGAGTTAATCAAGAGATGGGTGTTATAACTTGCGATATGAAAAAGAATAATACATCATTGATTTATGTAATTTCTGCTCTAATTAATTAATATGGCTAATAGACAAGAAAGGGCTCATGCTCCAAAGGCGAAAATTAAGCGCATCAGTAATAAACTTAAAACAGCTGGGTACGTTATTAAGCGGCTCAAAGATAATGGTTTTGTTGTATTCAAGATGTTTAATGCTTATGGTGAACAGGACTTCCGTAGATGGACAGTACTGATTGACCCGGGTAGGTCTTCTGTGTTCTTGACATGCTTCCATAATAAAGATAATATTAATGAAATTATTTTTGAATTTGATGATGGTGGTGTGAGTTTCCCTAGAGGCTTTTATCTAAAGACTGAAAGCGTCGAGGTTCTCGTATCTCACTTAATACAGAAGGGTATATCTAACGATCCGGATGGAAATCGTTTCGCAAAAGTATAAGTACTTTTATGAAACACGACGGAACGCCCAGAAAAAGGTCACGTCGGCCATTAAAGCATAAGACCGATGAGACCGAAAAAATAGCTATAGCAGTATCTGAACAAAAGATTATTGAAAATCTTATAACTGATGCACTTTCAGGTATGTTAGAGAATTTCGATATGAGTGAACCACCTGTTGATACTCGAGACAATTTAGATGCGATGATACTCACATGCTCTGAGTTTTTGAATAACTTCATTATAATTGGTTACGACTTAGCGGGTAATCCGATACAACCCATCCTTCATGCAAAAAATCAACTCGAAGTGGACGCACTGGGTCAGTATCTACAACATTATCTGCATACAATCGTCTCATACATGGGAGATGATATTAGATAGTGGATTTTCAAGTATATTCATATAAAATAACTATATGAATATACTTGTGCTCTCAAAAGGCTTTATTGCCTCTCGCTTAACTGAATACTTAATTAAGGAGAAGCACACAGTATATAACTTCTCTAGAGAAGAGTTAGATTACAGTAGTAAAACACGCTTTTTTAATTTCTTAGATAAAACAGCCATTGACGCGGTGGTTAATTGCGCTGGTTTTACAGGTAAGCCTAATGTCGATGAGTGCGAGTCTCGAAAAGAAGAGTGCTTTAAACAGAATTCAATTTTACCTCGAGATATTGAAGAGGTTTGTAAGCTAAAAAGAGTAAATCTGATTCATGTTAGCTCTGGTTGTATTTACACTGGTTACGATAAAGAGTTTACAGAAGAGGATGCACCTAATTTCGGAATGTTTGATACTGATTCTAGTTTCTATAGCAAGTCTAAGCATGCCGGTGAGCTCAACCTTGATACTAACTTTACTAATATTGTTAGAATTAGAATGCCAATCGAAGGTACTTTAAATGCAAAAAATCTATTGCATAAACTTAAAGGTTATAATAGTTTAGTTGATTATAAAAACAGTAAAACAGATGTGACTGTACTATGTGAGTTCATTGAGACTATTATAGACGACTTCACACCTGGTATATTCAATGCAGTTCATAGTAACTCACTCACCACTAAAGAGGTGGTAGAAATATCTAAAGAATATCCACTAGTACATAACCCAGAGTGGGAGTTTGTTGATTTTGAAGATTTGAATACAAAGTGCGGTAGAAGTAACTGCGTCTTGAGTAATAAGAAAAGTAAAGATGTATTTGACTTCGACTGGGGTGATGAAGAGTATTATATTCGAAAGAGTTTTGAAGCGATGGTTGATCTGTTGCAAGAAGAAGAATAATAAACATAGTATAGCATATGAGTAACTACCAAATACAGCGTCTTATAGACCAGCATAAAAGTGAAGTATATAAAAAAATCAAGTTATATAAACCGACAGGTGATATTACAGCGTTCACAGCCGGCAACTTCGATATAATTCACCCCGGGTACACCGCGACGTTCGAAGAAGCAAAAAGGCACTGCGATAAGTTTATTATCTTCTTACACGGTGATCCGTCTGCTACTCGTAATACAAAATATAAGCCTGTAGTACCTTATTATGATAGGTATAAGATGCTTATGTCCATTAAGCATATTGATGAGGTATATATGTACCAGACGGAGGAGGAATTATATGAGTTAATGAAGACGTTCGATTGTGATGTCCGTATATTGGGTGAAGATTACTTAGGTAAAGACTTCACGGGTAGTGATCTTAGAGCAGAAGTTATATATACTACTCGCTCACATGAATGGTCTACCACTAAGTTTAAAGATTTAATCACAGCACAAACAGTCAAACAAAACCCACAAATATTAGATGGAATATAAACATAAAATACTCGTAACAGGTGGTTACGGGTTTATCGGCGGCAACTTTATAAAATACCTACGTGAATATTTTCACACTGATGCATTAATTGTCAATGTAGATAAAAATGGTTACGCGTCAAATCCAGAGTATGCGATCCCATACTGCAACGTATCTCATCATATAGATATTGCTGACGCATCAGCACTCGAGAGCGTATTTGATGAAAGTGACCCATATGATTACATTTTT